TGTGAGTAACTTATCGACTGGACAGCCAGTGCTAACTGTCGATGCCAGCATATTGGCGCGTTATGATTTTCCATTAGCATGGCATTTAAGTTTGACGGATGAAAAGGCCTACGCTCAGGCTTTTGTTATACTCTCAAAAGCTTGATTTATAAGTGTTTTATTTAACTCCATTCTTTTAGTGTCCTACTTTTGTCCTTCGACTTTTTCGAGCGGGTTGTATTGCAGTGCTTCAATCATGTGATTAGGTGACAAATGAGCATAGCGCATGGTCATGCTTATGTTCGAGTGATCTAGTATTTTTTGCAGTGAAAGAATGCTACCACCGTTAATCATAAAGTGGCTTGCAAAGGTGTGTCTTAATACATGCGTTTTCTGTCCTTTTGGTAGCGTTATTTTTGCCGCTTTTATTGCTGCATAGAAAAGAGGCATGGAGGGTTTAAATAGGTCATTCTGTCCTATTTTTTGAGCGTGGTTTTTCAGTTTATCGTGTAAGTCTTTACTGATTGGAATGCTTCGCGTTTTTCCGTTTTTCCCTAGAAATGTAACTTTTTGGTTTTGTATTCGGCTTGCTGTCAGTTTTTCAGCTTCGCCCCATCGTGCGCCAGTACTCAGACAGACGCGCGCAATAAGCCCAGCGGATGAATCAAGGCCATCAAAAACACCTAATAGTTTGATAATTTGTTCGTGGCTCAAATAGGTTTTTTCGGTTTGTCTAATAACGGTTCTTTTAACGCCTGTTATTGGGTTGTCATAATCAATTATGTCTAGGCGTCTTAGTCCGTTGTAGACCGCATTTATTGCCATTATTTCTTTATTCGTGGTTTCTGGTTTTTTCCCTTCTTCCGTTCGTGTTGATAGATAGCGATTAAATAGGGCGGGTGTGAGTTGTGACGCTATCGGATCGCCAAGCCGCAAGACAATGTTGTCTACTATTTTTTGGCGAGCCACATAATCAATCAATTTTATGCCGTAATGTTGCCGCCAAAGTTCCGCAAGCTCTGACAGTGGGCGCGGGTCTGTTGGCTTCTCGTTCCATGGTCGGCCTGTTGCCATGCTTTGGCCTTCTACAAACTTTTGGTAACGTTCGGCTTCGCTTTTTGTTTTACAGGTCTTACGGTAGCGTTTGCCGTCCTTCCCTCCGATTCTGAAATCAACCTTCCAACCGTCTTTGGTCTGTTTTGCTACCATGACTCCCCCTTATGCGCAAATGCGCCCATACACGACGACACGGCCAGCTATACGCATTTGTTCTAGGTCGGCTTTTGGGATTGTCTGGCTTGGGTATTTGGCATTGTCTGATATTACCAGCACGTCACCTGTGAAGGTCATTTGTAGACGCTTAACAAACACATCGGTGCCATAGTTGAAAATGTAGATGCCTCCGTCTGGCGCAATGCTGGTTGCGTTTCTATCGACAAAAAGCGGATCACCACTGTAGATAGTTGGTTCCATGGAATCGCCACGAGCATACATGATGATCAAATTTGAGGTGTTTACACCGCTGGCCGCTAAGCTGCTTTTCTTGATCGCTATGTATTGGCTTGGTGTTTCGTCTTCCACTAATGAACCGTGTCCCGCGCTGGCTTCTATTTTGTATTCCGGTACGTTGATGTATTCCGCGCCGCCTTCTCTGACTTCGCCTTGACCTGTCAAAAGCCAATTAACGCTAACGCCTTTATTAACCGATGTTTCACAAACTTCTTTGTAGGGTGTTGTATTTCTCGCTTTCCATTGAGACACGTTTGATGGTGCAACTCCTATTGTTTCGGCAAGTTCCTTATCGCTTTTGCATTTGTAGACGCTCTTTAGTCTATCTATAACATCATTTGTGTTCATAAAATGTATGTCTCCTATTCAATTGTGGTTTACTTTTTTAAATATGTGCTTTAACATCCAAATCACTTCAAATGTAAATAAAACATCAAAAGACACTATTTAATTCACTTATGTGGAGTTTAGACCAATGGCGAGAACATCGAAAGACACTAAATCACATCAAACGGCAATTATTGGCGGTATGCCGTTAATGATTAACGCGCCATACATGACGCAAGAGCAGTATTCAAAACACACAGGGCTAAGCAAAGAGGCTATTCGTCTGCGCTTAGATAAAGGTGTTATTGCTCGTTATCAGCCTGTCGAGGGCGGGACTATTTTTGTCAACGTGTTGGCGGAGATGAAAAAAGTACTCGAAGCGGCGGTGTATTAATCATGAATATTTATGATGCGCTCGCTACGGCGGCTGTTTTTTTTGTGTTGTATTTTTGCCTTGGTGTTGTCGGGCTTGGGGGTGGGTTGTGATTGTAGCGGGTAAAGAGGCTTTAGTTTTTAAAGATTCGACCACGGTTATTGAGTCATCTTGTATCGATTGCGGCTGGACGGGTAGCGAGTCGGAACACCACTTTTTAGACGGCTGGCATGTTTGCCCAAAGTGCCACCAAGCGGAATTTTTAGTAAGTGGTGATGAGCTGGACGAAATGAACGAAAGCGAGGGTGTGTGATGGGTGCATCAAGTAGCACATCGTATACCACTAAAAGTGAATCTCGTTACTCACTGGGTGAGGTAGATGGTCACATTAAGATTGTTTGTACTGATAAGCGCAATGTGAATATGACAAGAAAAACAGTTTCAGCAAAACAATATTTTCGAAATGGCGAGGTTATCCGCTTGATTCAAACAGATAGAGGGATCGAAACGGGGCGCTGGGCGCTGGTTGTAATTACAAGTGTTAAAACATTGGGCGGCTTCGTTTATGGGTTTGAAGAGGTATGACCGCTTTAGAAGGTGTCACAAAGCAATTAAAACAACAGCAATCGCCCGAAGACTTCCGCAAGTTATGGGCTTCTTTTTTGGAGTTAAAAACCGTGATCAATATCGAAAACGAAGACCGCTTTTTTAAGATGCTCGAAGCAGTGCCAGAGCTAAAACAATACTGGGACATTCCAGAACGTATGCCAAAGATGAAATCCATTCAAACCGCATTGCACCGAAAAGGTAAAGATGAAGGCGTGTTATTGCGTTTCTTTGGTTCGGTCTGGTTTGGTAACTCGGATATGTTCGACTTTGATTTTATCCATGCCGTTAAGCACATGAGCGAGCGCGATATTAAGATCGTTCGTAAATGGCTTGTTTCGCCGTTCTTTTGCTAGGTGCTTAATATGATGAAAATCGAAAGCACCCCAACGCCACAATGCATAAAGTGGCGTTCTGATTTGTTAGACGGTGTAAGCCCTCAAGACGTGGACTTTTACCGTTCGCGTCTTGACGAGTTAGACCGTACCAAGGGTTATGTAGTTGCAAACGGTTGGCTGCGTGATTCTGATAAGCGTATCGAGATTGATAAAATCCTTTCACGCCTTGGCTCTATGAAATTGTGTATCGGTCAAGAAGCGAAGCGCCTATCAAAGAGAAATATCACTACCGCTTTGGACTACGTTCAAGGCGCGGCGAATCGCTTGTATTACTGTGATGAATGGATCATGGAATTAACGGGCGACAAGCTGAACGATTGGGCGCAAGAGAAAAGCCGCCGTTTTGAAATGTCATCCAAGGGTAAGTTGGTTCGCCTTCATGTTGACTTTTTTGAGTTCGTTAAAGCTCAAGCCACGCTTGCGGGTGCTCTCTTCAATTGTTGGGACGACTTGGACAAAGTGGAAGCTTTAGTGTTGCGCATGTTTACACCAGAGTGGTGGAAGCGCCAAGCCAAAAAACAGTATAGGCACATTGAGAACATACGCCGTGAGTGTGGGCAGGTTTGTTATAAAGAATCGGCCTATGTGTCTCGTTGGGGTATTCAACGCCACCGCAAACAAAAGCAAGACAACCGCGCTTATCTTGAAAGCATGGAAGCGGTAAACCAATACGAGCAAAAATTCACTCTTTCTCAACTTGCTGAAAAAAGCATTTCAAACCCTATTCATTGCAAAGCTGAATTGATGGTGCGTGTTAAAGGCTGTCAGTTCTTGGCCGTCGAGCATGGGCATGTTGGCTGGTTTATCACGCTGACGTGTCCTTCTAAGTATCACGCAATTCATAAAGAAACAGGCCACCGAAACGGTAAGTTTTACGCTTTTGGTTGCCCGACTCCCCGCGATGCTCAAGACCATTTGAAAAAGGTATGGGAAGCGTTCGGGAAGGCTTGCAGTAACAAGGGCATTCATTATTACGGTGTTCGTGTTGTTGAGCCCCACCACGATGGGACGCCTCACTGGCATTTGATTCTATTCACGCACCCAAGCCAAAGCGGGGCGATGTTAGACGAGTTTAAAAAGCAGGCTTTTAAGGTGGACGGTGAAGAAGCAGGGGCGAAGAAAAGCCGCTTTGAAGCCAAGAAGCTAGACCCAAACAAAGGCGGCGCGGTGGCTTATGTTGCCAAGTATGTGGCGAAGAATATCGACGGTGTGAACGCTGACGGGCAATGCATCGGCATTGATGACGAAACCGACCTAGATTTTATCAATTCTGCAGAACGGGTTCAGGCTTGGAAAAGCCGCTACGGCATCCGTCAGTTTCAATTCGTCGGCTCTGTGTCCGTTACTGTCTGGCGCGAGATTCGCCGCCTTAAAGATTCCATTCCAGATACTTTTTTAGACATCTACAACGCGGCTAAAGCCAACGATTGGAAACAGTTCACCATTTTAATGGGCGGCATGGGTGCGGGGCGTAAGCAGATCATCAAACCATTTTATGAAGAAGGCGAAAACAACCAGTTTGGCGAGCCTACAAAAAGCGTTAAAGGCTTGGTGTCCTTCATGGTTAAGCCAGAAAGAAAAGATAAAGAGGCTAAAACGGTTGTGGCTGAGTACGTGCCTACGCGCCTTTATGAATGGATCGTTCAACGTGTCGGGGCTGTGTCTGGTTCTGTCACTTGGGCTTTGTCTGAAGGAGCGGCGAAGCCGTTCCCTAGAACTCGTGTCAATAACTCCCCGCCTCCAGATTGGAGCGGGGATTTCAAACAAACTTATCAATAACGAAGAGGCAAAAAATGGATCGTTTAAACAAAATAGAAAAAGCATTAGATCAAATAGGAAAAGGCATTAAGGAGATGGAAACGCTCGGTGCCTTTTCTGTTGGTCGAAAAGTGGAATTAGCAGAAAAAGGAACGCGCTTGGCGTACGCCGCTATGCGTGAAATGGTCGAAGTAATGAAGGAGATGAAAACCAATGGCAAGTAAAGCGGAGGTGATCGGGGAAATCGTTTGCGAGTGTGGGCGCTGTGCCTATGTTGAGCAAACCAGACGCAAGGGCGATTTTGTGCAAGTTCGCTGTAGTGCGTGTGGTGTTGATCAACGTACTGGCAAGACAGTACAAGAGCGTTGGAAAAGCATAATGAAGCCCGTTGGATACTATCACGATAGTAACGATGTCGCGGCTTTTGGCGCTGTCAGTGTCGAAAAAGCGTCTGATACTAAAATCGATACTATCGAGAATAGTATCGATACACCCAAAGAAGACGAAAAAAAAATTCCGCCCACGCCAGTAGTGGCGAGGGTTCATACTATAAAAAAACAGCCTAAAAAATCCAGCGGCGGTGCGTGGCTAGGGTTGGGGGTTTTCATAGTATGCGCGGGTGTATCGGTACTATCGTCTGAACTATTAAAAGTAAGTAAGGGGTAAATCATGCAAGACCAAGAAAATGAACTATTAGAGCAAGAGAATACTATCGATCAGGACGAAGGGTTAAGCCTTGACGATCTTTTGGAGGAAGCAGAGCAAGAAGCAACACAGGAAGCCGAACCATCAAAAGAAGAAAGCGCGGCAAATCGTGAACGTGCGGAACGCCTCGCGGCTCGCTTCAATAATATGCTTTGGTGGGGGTTGTCTCGCACGTATCCAGCGGCCGAAGTAGAAGCGGAAAAAATAGACGCTGGCGCGGCGGCGCTGGTGCCTCTTGCGGAAAAATACGGGGATGCAATGCCGGAATGGATGGATGATTTCATGGAAAAGCCAGAAATCAAAGCGGGTCTGTACGTGGGTACGGCAATCATGGCGGCGCGTGCTTCACACATGGCCGCAATCACTAAAGTGCAAAAAGAAACCAGCGAAAAAGAAGAACAAAAACAAGGAGGCAAAGTTGGCGAAGAATCCTAATACCTCATTGCCAAACAGTCATAAATTTATCACCGCCATTACGGGCGGTGGTAAGACTCAAGCCATTAAGAATCTAGTGAAAGCGTCAAAACGGGCGGTATTTTGGGACCCTGATAATGACCACAATTGTAAGCACTTTGCAGACAAACAAGCGTTTATCAATGCTTTGAAATTGGTTATGTCTCGCGGCGGGCGCATTGGCTGGAATGGTGACGACGACGAAACCACGTTTGAATGGTTCATGATGTGCGTGTGGGCGGCATTGGATGGAACTAAAATACTTGACGTGATTGTTGAAGAAGCCGCTGACGTTGGACTTAAACAATCAATGCCGAAATGGACGGGGAAGGTGTGGCGTCGCGCTCGCAAATATGGCGGCGTTTTGATCGTGGGGACACAGCGAGTGCAAGAAGTGCCTAAAGCGTTCATTACTCAAGCCGCCGAAACGTATATTGGCATTCAACGCGCTAATGATCAGCAATATATTAAGCGCCAAACAATGCTTGAACCAAAGCTTATGGGGGCGCTCGATCCGCTGAATTTCTACAAAGTAGTAAAGGACTCATTCGAAAAGGTCACTTTTAAATACATTGGATAGCCCTTTTTAGGGCTTTTTTTATCTAATTTCATACTATCCATACTATAAACACGTTTTCGGCTATTGACGCCCATAGTATCGCCTGACCTATCTTTCGAACCTCTTAAACAGAAACCCTTGAGGGGAAAGAATCAAATGAATCAAACAATCGACAAGGTAAAGCAGTCAGTTGACTGGAAAACGGTTATATCCGTTTCCGTCGGCTTGGTCGCTTTTGGCACCGCAGTTTATGCGATTAGCAAGACAGGTAAGACGGGTAAAAAACTCGCTTCTGTCGTAACTGGGGGTTAAGTCATGCGCGCCATTTTAGAAGAATTAAGCCCGTTTTCGGGTGAGTTGACTAAGGGCAAACGTTTATCTTTGACGTTACCGCCTAACGTTGTTTATCGCTCGTTCTACATTCAGACAAACATTCCGGCCGAACATATCGAATCTATCGAGATGGCAAACGGTTCTGATTTACCGATGGGTGCATCGGCGTCTGAGTTGATCACGATTGAAAAACACAATAAACGCGCTGTTATTGCGGGTTGGATTCCGTTCCATATCGCAGACATAAAAGCGCGTACGTTGCCAGGTCAAGACTCGTTAGAGCGTCCAAGTCATTCCAATGACTCCCATGAATTACGAGTTCGTCTTGCATCCTCATTGCCAGCGGCAACGGGTGAACAATATTACATCGTGGCTCATGCGGCTTTTACATCTAACGTGCAAGTTCGCCGTGATGCTCAAGGGTTGCCAGTCGTCGGCGTGTCCGGCACTGAATTAGTTCAACGTGTGCGAACGGTTGAACGTCGTTTCGAGCGTCACACGATCAACAACGTATCAAAAGGCGTTTTGGTGTTCGATAAGTTGCAACGTGGCCCACGCCTACGAACTTTGTACATCAAGGGCGACATTTCCAAGATTGAAGTTATTTGCCGTAAAGGCGGCAATATCATTCGTCATCTTGAGATTGAAAAAGAGCTAAACGATTTTATTCAGGTGTCTGAATATGACCTTGCACCACAAGACGGGTATTTCATTTTTAACCCTGTTGGTACGGGCTTTATGTCTGACTCTATGAACACGGCTTACGACTCGATTACCTTCAAATTACATCATGAAGCAGACAATCAAACGATTGATATTCTGGCCGATGTTGTTTTGGCGCTGGGGTAATTTATGAGCTGGTTTGACGATCTAACAGACAAAGTTTCTAACGGCGTTGGTGATTTAGTCGACGCTTATACGGAATCAGAAGTGGAGCGAATCAAGCCCGAACCGACGCAAGCCGCAAACGTACCGATACAGTCAGAAACCGCCAGCGCCGCGAAATATAGCGATGTTGCAGCGGTGGCTATGGCTGAGAAGCAGGCCGCCGCCGTAACTGATGCTAAAACTGATTTTTTGACTAAATACGGTAAATGGCTCGGAATCGGCGGCGGCACCGTGGCGGTGTTAGGTGTTCTCGTTATCGCCATGAAGGGGAAATAATTATGAATCCTATGGATATGGGCGGCGGCGGTGGGTATAGCGCGGATTTTGGCGCAACTGCAACAAACACGGGCGGTACAAACACCGTAGGCGGTACGGTTTTTGGTAATTACAGTGCCGCACCGTCGACGGCGTCAAGCATGGTGCCGTTGTTGGTTGGTGGTGTGGTTTTGTTGGGCGTAATTTTCATGATGAAGGGTGGCAAATGATCAAAATCAAAAAAAGCCCTTGGCTTGAATCAACGCCTAAAGACTTGCGCGGTTCGTGCGGTGAAGATACCGAAATCATAAAGGCCAGCGTCGAAAGTGGCGCGGCTGAACTTCACCACATTTATGGCGGCGGTGTGAATATTTGGGCGGTAACGCGAGGCGAGGAATCGTCTTGCGGTCTTGAATTGGTGGTGTGCTGTGTCGGTGGTTTTGGGATGAAAAAGGCAGGCGAAGCGATTAAATCCGTGGCAATCCAGAACGGGTTTAACAGCATTCGTTACCACTCAAAAAATTCAGCGGTACAACGACTCTATGAAAAGTATGGAATCGCGGGTGTAGAGCTTGAGCGAGTGTACCGCCTTGAGTTAGGGGGTGCGGCATGAGTTCAAAGTCTAGTAGTTCGAATACGACCAATAACCAAATGACAAACTACAGCTTGCAGGGCGTTCAAGGCCAAAACATTGTAGCGGGTAACGGTAATACGGTTACCAGTACAGACTATGGTTCTGTAAATGCGGCAATTGGTCTTGCGAATTCGGCGCTAAGTAGTAATCAAATGGTGGCGCTTTCCTCTGTTGATCACGCTGGCGAGATGGCAGAAATGGCCGTCAATGCAACATCAAAAGCGTGGAGCGGTGCCACTAATTTAGTATCAGAAAAAACAGCCGATGCATGGAGTGGTGCAACGAAATTGATCAATGATGCCAGCTCTGCCAATGCTGACAGGGTGCAGCAAATGGCAATAGCCGTTGCGACTGACGGACAAAACCTAGTAGCAAAAAGTAACGAAAAAAACCTCTACATTATTGGTGGGGTGAGTGTTGCGGCGGTGCTGTCAATGATTGTTATGGCGAGGGTGAAAAAGTGAGACATACGCAAATTTTACAAGCGGGTGGACGCTGGAACGTTACCGCCATCGGTGAATATATTCACTATGAAAAAGGCGCGGGTGAAATAGAAATAGAAGTTGACGGGGAATTGCATCAACTATCTGTAAGAGACACGTTTATAAATCCGAAGGGTTATAAAGATTTTAAAGTGCTAAATCTGGATAACAGCGCGGGTGAATTTTCGTTTCTCACGGGGCGCGGTCAATTAAAAGTCGCGGCGTCTGGTCAATTAACAGAAGTCAGCGGGATAGCATCAACGGTTGACGTAAACCTTATGAACTCTGTAGCTGTGTCATCTTTGCCTAGTGTGGTTGTTTCTGAATTACCAGCGGTTCAAGTGTCACAACTTCCAGCGGTGAACGTGGCCACGATACCAGCGGTAGAAGTGACCACCTTGCCCGAAATTGTGCCAAAAGACGTTTTCAATGTCTTAACCACTTCGAACACTGTCGATCCTAATACAGCGCTTTTAATTCCTTCTAGATCGGGGCGAAAGCGGATATTTATTCAAGCATACACTGCGAGTTTAAATACGGCACAGTGCCGTTTGAGTGATGCGAATAAAACCGATCCCACAGGGTTAATAATGGCGTGTGGCGGCGGTTTAATTTCTGAATTAGAACAGTTCCACAATTCATCTTTGAAATTTTGGAACACTTCTGATAGTGACCAAATAGAAGTCATCGTGCAGGAGGAATTTTAAATGTCTGCAAGTTATATAGGTTCTTTTTTAATGGGTCAGCAATTAACGGCGTTACAAGTAGCGCTTGATGCTGAAAAAGCAAAAACCGCAACATTGCAAACATGGGCGAGTGATCGTGTTAAATATGCGTATCCGAACGGTGGCAGTGAAGGCGATGAAAAAACATTGTCACTTAGTGGAATTTATCATCTATCAAGCCCGTTTGGTGTCGGCGTGAAATTTAACGCAATAACAGAGTACTTTTCTCTGTTGAAAGCCGAATGGGTAGAACTCCAAAAAAGTTTTTATGCAAGTTCTGATTCTGGGGGGTATGGAACTTTAGCTTATTCCCGATCACAAGCGGGGATGCTGGTTGTTACAACGGGGACTATTAGCTTGGCTTATTCAGGTTCTCCGAGTTATGGCGGCGGCTGGGGTCAAGAAGGTGCTGAAAATTCAAAGTGGCGCGTTCGATGTATTCGTGAGGATTAAGAAAAGATGAAAATTTACGCAATTAAAGGCGAAAGCCAACAAGCCATTTTAAACGATGGAATCACTAAAAAAGCCGCTGGCCTTGGAACTGACTATATTCCGATGGAAACCGAACGCCCTACACCAGAACACGTAGCGGCGGCGGGTGGTATTTGGGTATTGCCAGAACCGGAAACAATTCAATCTAATGAATAAAGGGGGGTGGGTAGCGGTGGCCGTGATCGGTGGCGTTGCCCTGTACTTTATGACAAGAACCAAATGGACACCGCCAGCGGCGGCGCAACCGTATCTTGCTGACATTATGGCGGCGGAGTATCAAAACGGAATGCCTCGTTACTTGCTGGCTCGTTTGCTTTACCAAGAAAGCCGATATCGTCAAGACATTATCACGGGTGTAGTTAAAAGCGCGGCGGGTGCTGTGGGCATTGCTCAAATCGTCCCAAAATGGCACCCCGATGTCGATCCGTTAAACGTATCGGAAAGCATCTACTATGCCGCCAAGTACTTAACCAAACTTAAAAACCAGTTTGGTGACTGGGAAACGGCACTGGCTGCTTATAACTGGGGTATGGGCAACGTCAACAACGCAATGAAAAGCAACGGCTATAAGTGGCTAGCAAGCGCCCCAACCGAAACGCAAAACTATGTTTCAGAGATTTGGGGGGACGTTGCCTAATGTCAGTCGTAAACGATAAACAGTTTTATATCATCCTTGGGCTTGGTGCTGTTGGCTTAACGGTAGGTGGATATCTCGCCTATAAAGCCGCCAAGGCTGTAGGTAATGCCGTCGATTATGTGAAAAATGACGCCGCTGACGATGCCATTGATGTGGCGGGCGATGTTGGGACGTTTATCGTTGGCGAACCTACCGCCGATTTTCTTGGCGGTGTGGCGGGTATGGCGGCGGACTTCTGGGAATGGACAGGCATAGCTAATACACCGGATAAATTCGACGTCTTCTATCGTCATAAACTGCCAGAAATGAATGATGAAGAATACCAGCGTTGGAAAACATCCGTTCAAAATGGCGATATCGAAAACCCATTTAAATAAAAAAGGAAATCACAGCATGAAGTACTTCAAAAGCAAAGCGGCTAAATGGTTAGTGGCAGCACTGGCAACAGCGGCGTTAGTATCAATCGGTGTACCGCCTCAAATCGCAGCAACAGCGGGTAATGTATTAGGCGAGCAAGTGCAAGAAATGGTTGAGTAAGGGATTGCATGGACAAACTAACAACAACGGCCTACGGGTCGTCATTTGTGGCACTGTTCGGCGGCATGACAACAAACGATTTCGCAATGGTTAGCGGTGTCGTGATCGGTGTAGCAACGTTTGCAATGAATGGATGGTTTAAGTGTCAGCATCTGAAAATAGCAAAAGCAGAAGCACAAAAAAGGGCTGAATGATCAGCCCTTTTTTATTGTTCAGATTCGATATTATTTACAGTCAAACTTGAGAGATACAGTACGCGACTTGCTGAATGAACTCTTACCAAAAATGAGCGTGGACGCAATGTTTGCTGCATCTGTTGTGCCGTCATCCATACCGTAGGCGTTGGCCTCTTCTTTTGATTCTTCTATGACGTAAAAGCCACGATTGTACTTTTTACACTCTGCTTCTGCCGTATTAAGTGCTATTTTCTTAGCCGCTTTAATATCGCCATTCTGTACAGTAGCCTCGGCAGTGTAGCCTTCTTTTAATGGTGTGACCGTGCCCATTGGGGCACTAGCGCAACCAGCCAAAATAAGAGTACTGAAAGCAACAAGAGATAATTTTTTCATTGATTAACGTCCTTAGTTTATTGTTGTTCGAATTATTAGATAATCTTTACACTTAACATTCAATAAGTAGATGAAAAAAATACAAAAACTGATTCTTGATAGTGTCCACTTAGTGTCCTTCCGTATGACATTTAGATACACTTTAAGACACTAGGCAAAGATCAATAGCCCAGTAATATAGCGGTATAGCGCTATATTACTGGGTTTTTAAATTCCTACGCTCAGGCTTTTGTTGTACTTGAATCAAAGGAATGAGGCCAAGGAATAAGCTGGCGGTGGCTGAGTAGCTCCTCTATGGCATCAATAAAGTCTTTCGCTACGCCGTCGACATCTTCGAATCC